TGCCTGGGCTGCTGCCTGGGCTGCTGCCAGGGCTGCTGCCTGGGATGCTGCCGGGGCTGCTGCCTGGGCTGCTGCCAGGGCTGCTGCCAGGGCTGCTGCCTGGGATGCTGCCGGGGCTGCTGCCGGGGATGCTGCCTGGGCTGCGTTAAAGGAAACTCGCCTCACGCTACAGCGCTCGGCGCTCGACCTGGTGCATCGGATGATCGCCGTTGGCTAATTTCACGCCCCTCGTGTTCGTCGATACCTTCGCGCTCACCGCATCGCTTGAACGCCAATCGGGCCTCTTCGACCACGGCACCCCGCGCATCCTCTCCGTCGTGCGCCCGCGCCGTGGCACCGAGGAGGCCGACGAGGATTTCACCTGGAACCCCGCGGCGGCGAAGTGGGTGCAGCTCAAGAACGCCATCGGCCGGCTGAAGCGCAAGGGCGAGGACCTGTTCGGCCCCATCGACCTCGGGCACGTCTATCTCGAAATGCTCGATGCCGGAGCGCGAACAGAGTGGGAGGACGGACTGACCGGCCCATACGCCGAGCGGCACACGCGCCTCGTCCTGCCGTTGCGCACCAATCCGGGGGCGCTGATGGTGGCGGGCAACGAGGCGTTCAGCCCGGCGATGGGGTGGCTGACCGCCGTCAACGCCCGCGTGCCGCACTGCGCGATCAACCTCGGCGAGTGGCCGCGTGTGCATCTTGTCGTGGACTTTAGGAAGAGAGAACCCGTCAGCCCGGCGGGGGACTCCTAGACTGTGTTAAACGGAGAATAGAATGTCAGAGGTTCGCTTAAATGACGGCTTACGGTCGCGGCTCTATGCGCTGGTTACATCGACTGTAAAGTGCCCCGTCGAGGAAGCCCGGCTCAATGCCGCTTATGCTGTCGCTGAACCGCTGGTGCGCGCGGCGGTGCAAACTAAATACCCCCCACGCGATATGCGGGTTTGCGAAAAATATGAAGCCGCCAGTATCGACGACTGCATCAAACTGCAATTGTCGGCTGGCGGCGTGGACACCTTCAACTTCGCGAAAGGCACCGGCCCTCTCGTCGTGAAGAAAACCCACCAGGGGCAGATCTACCTCGCCGACGAAGCGACGACCTCTGCCTTCCACACGTGGAAAACGACACGGTTCGCTTTCGATGAAGCGATCAAGAAGAAAGCCGGCGATTACAACACGCTGGTTCGCGAGGCCCGAACGCTTGAGGAAGTCACCGAAATATGGCCGGAAGCTGATGCTGTGCGCGAATACGCTCGGTCGCGAGCGCTCTCTGTTCTTTCCGACGAAATGGTAGCGCGTATCAAAGCGGACGTAGAGGCGCGAAAACGTGACCTCTCATAAATGCAAAAGGGCCTAACTATAGGAAAGGCCCTTCGCGTAGCCATGCCGCGCGAGATCGTCCAAGCCCTTGCGGAGCCGGAGGCCAATATCATTGCGCCAGAAGGGGCTTGCCGGGATTGTGAGGTGTTTGAGGACGCGGTGGGCCTTGTTGCGGGCCGCGACGACGTTATCGGCGACACCCGTCGCCACCAACACGTAGGAACCGGAGGTAACCAGATGGCTCTCTTTGATGACCTTTCCGTCGAGGATGTCCGGCGCGTCGCCGAGCGCGACATTGCAGTAGTGAAGGCTGTCCTCGATGCCTGGGGTTACCCCCCAGATGGGCACGTTTACGACTTCCTCCGCCTTTTCGTGTCCGAACGGGTACGGCGGCAGCGCCATGACGACGCCTACAGCCACTCCGGTAAACTGCCGGGCCATCGCATTGATCGGGGAGCCTACCGCGATCCCGGCCAAGAACTCGATTGGGTCCCCCGTATGCAACGCCAACTCAATATTTATAGCTGGATAGCCAAACCGCATAGTGAATTCGAGAGGATAAGGGGTTCCCTCATCATCGACGATGCAGTTGACATCGACGTTGCCGACGTAGCCAAGCGATACAAGGCGGTCTTCCAGTGGCTCCAGTACCTTTTTGGCGAGTGTACTGGTTTTGGTCAGGCGCATGACTGTACCTGCCTCGCCACAGTTAGGCCCGATCCCACCGGCAAAAAGTCGTTTCTCCTCGAAGTTCTCCTCCCACCCCGGAGCGAAGCCTCCCGGACCGATCCAGCCGCCGACAGCGAACTCGACGCCCTCGATGCGGTCCTGAAGGATCAGACCTGACGGGAACCGCTTGCCCTCGCGCTTCCATCCGGCGAGCCGCCACACCATCTCCCTCCCGGTCTTGGCGACAAAGCTCAGCGACTTGTCGGTCACATCGCCCGAGGGCTTGACCGCCAGCCCCTCGTCGCGGTCGGCTGCATAGGCCAGCGCCTCGTCGAGCGTCGCGCAGTGGCGAAACGGCGGGATCGGGATGCCGGCCTTCTTGAACGCCGCCATGCCGACCATGCGATCGAGTTCCCACTGCACCGCCTCGGCGCCGGCCCCGATGATCGGCACGCCCTCGGCCGCCCAGCGATCAATTTCAGCGAGATATTTACCGTTTGATCCCAGCAATACGAGATCCGCCCACCGCATCCGTGAACGCCAATCGCTAACCCGCGGCACCAAACCACGACCGACAGGGTTCTTTTGAGGATCGTAGTCGGCGCAAAAATACGCTATATTATGGCCCAACCCCTGAGCTCTAATGGCTAAATCAAGCAGTCCGTCGGAGTGAGCCTCGATGATGAGAACGCGCACTTTCTCAGCCTCGGAGATCGCCCGCTTTTGGGCTAAGGTAGAAAAATCTGAAGGGTGTTGGCGCTGGACCGCCAGCACAGTCCGTGGTTATGGACAAATAGAGGTTAGCACAGGGCCGGGGCATCGGCGCCGGGCAAATATTAAGGCGCATCGCTTCTCGTGGCAGACACATCACGGCCCTATTCCTGACGGATTGTGTGTTTGCCATCGTTGTGACAACCCTGCATGCGTCAGGCCAGATCATCTTTTCCTGGGAACTCGGGCTGATAACAACAGGGACATGACCGCGAAAGGGCGCCACGCTGACCTTCGGGGGATTAAGCATAGATTTGACAGGCGCGGATCGCAATTGAGCCGCGCAGACGCCGAGGCGGTGAAGTGCGACCCCGGCCTGCAAAAAGACATCGCCGCACGTTGGGGGATCTCGCAATCCCATGTGTCTCGAATAAAATCTGGGAAAGCGTGGGGATAATACGCGCACGGCTCAGTAGGGCCGGGGCGGCTCGGGCATGCGCCTGCCCGCCTCGAAGCCGGCGGCGGGGGCCAGCAGCGGCGCTTGCTCCGCGGCGTAGCTCAGCCCGGTGCGCAGCGCGCTCGGCGGGGCCAGCGAGGACGCGCGCCGGGTGAACAGCCGCTCGATCGCCCGGTTCGGATCGTTGATGTACTTGACCGCCTGCTTTGCGGCCTTCACGCCACCGGCGCGCAACAACAGGGCCGGGTTGAGGGTCAGCACGCCGCGAATCGCCTCTTCGGACGCGGCGAGGTCGGCGAAGGTGCCCGCCAGGCCGCCCGGTATCTTGTTCGCCTCGCGCTGCACTGCGCTCGCGACATCCTTCTCGACCGAGCGGATGGCCTGGTACTGCTGGCGAAGCGCCTGGTAGCCCGGCCCTTGTGCGCTCTCAATCGCCTTGTCGAGTTCGCCCCGCAGCGTCGTCGCCACCGGGGCCAGGAGACTCGCACGAGATACGGTGTCGTGCGTCGGATTGCGGTAGAAGCCTTGCAGCGTCTTATTGAGGTTCTGGATGACGTCCTGCGCTGCGCTCGGCGTGTAGAAGCCGCGCGCCTCGAAGTTTTGCGCCAGCCGCTCGGCCTCGGTCGCGAGGTTCGGGTGGAGGTCGACAACCTCGGGTGTCTTGGCGACGGCGCGCAACTGCTGAATGACCGGAGCAAGATTGACCTGCACGCCGAGATCGCCGGCGGCGCGCGACATCGCGTCGTACTGCTTGAAAATCTGCGTCTTGGTTTGGTCGACCGCCTCGCTGAATTGGCGCAGGCTCCGGGGCAGCGCGCCGCGCACGACGTTGCCGCTGGCATCGGTCAACTGGAGGCTCTGCCGGTTGGCGATGATGTTGTCGACCGCCGTCATTATCCGGCTGTCTTGCGAGGCAAGCTGCCCCTCGGAGCCGGCGATGAGGCGCTGCGGCTTTATCGTGCTGCGGTAGCGCCGGATCATCGCCTGATCGACCGCCTGCGAATTGTTGCTTGCAATCGCCTGACTCAACGCGCTCGAACGCCCCCCAGGCGGCAGCCCAGCCGTCCCGGCTTCGGGATGCGGAGTAGCGCCGGGCGGAAGCCGCAACGCCTGATCGTTTGGCGGAATGACCGGCAGAGGCGCTTTCGGCGCAGCAGGGATGGCACCGCCGCCCGGCGGCAGACCACCCGTTCCGGCTCCTGTCTCTGGTATTGCCCCCGGCGGCAACCGTAGCGCCCGATCGTTTGGCGGGATAACTGGCAGGGGACGCGACGGCGGGGCTGGGGCCGAACCGCCACCTCCCGGCGGTGTCGTCGAGGGCATCGGATCGACGCGCCCGCCGCCTACGGGGATGCCGGGGCCGCTGCCGCGCGTGTCTCGCAGCATCGCCCGCATTTCCGGCGCGACCGCGCCGCCCAGTGCCCCGCCTACAATGCCCCCAGCAGCCGCTCCGCGCGCCACTGAGGGGCCTATCTCGCCCTGGGGTGCCGCAGCCGCCCCGCCGATTGCGCCCGCGCCAGCGCCCGGCAGAGCGCCCTGCAGGACCGCTCCCCACAATCCCGAGCCAAGCGGCAGCGGTGGGGTCAGCGCCGTCGCAGTCGCCATCTCGCCGCCAACCTCGCCGATTCCCGTCGCGATCGGATGCTGTACGCTCGTCGGCTCTTTCTCGAACGCGGCTTGGCGCGCGATCGTTGTCTTGTCGACCGCCTCGGCCGACCCCGGCGCAAGCTCGGGCCCAAAGCCGGTGTCGGTCGCCTCGCCCATGCGCGCGCCGATACGGGCCGCGCCGTGGATGACATTGCCCGCGCCGTGCAGGATACCCGCCCATAGCGCCTCGCCCATGCCTGTCTCTGGCGCTTTCTTTTCGGGAGCGGGGGTGTCGAGGACAAAGCCGGGGGGCAAGCCGCCGCCGGTTGCCGCGGGCTTGTCGAGAACAAAACCGGGCGGCGGGTCGCTCATTGCGGAACCCACTGGCCGCCGCGATAGATCACCTTAGCCCCCGTCTGCGGGTTGGTGGCGGTTTGTCCCTCTTGCGGTCCCCCGCCTTGCTCGCCGCCACTCTGCGACACCCCGGCCGAGCGGGCAAACTGCGAGACCGTTGCCTTGTTGGGGCTGCGCTGAAGCCGGTTGACGTCGGCCACGGTCCAGGGCACCGCCTCCTTGATCTCGTCCGTCATCTTCTTGAGGAGCGCGCCCTGCCGTTCCCGAACGTCGGGCGAGGACATGACGGTTTCCAGCGCCCGCTCGGTCAACTGCCGGACCTCGGCGTATTTGCGCAGGATCGTCAGGCTGGTGTCGCCCTCACGCGGCATCAGCACGTCGGCGCGCTGCGTCAGCCCGACAAGGCCCTGCGCCGCGCCGGCCGATTCAAGCATGGCAAGCGCCCGCGAGACGCCCTGGAAGCTCACCTGCACCGATTGCGCGTCCTCGCCCGTCAGCTTGTTGGCGAGGGTCCGCTTCAGCGCGTCGGCGAGGTCGGCCGGCTTCTCCTGCTGCAACCCGGCGAAGATGCCCGAGGTCGCCTCGATCGGCAGGTCGACGAGGTTCTTCATCGCCGCCGGGATCTCGTTGCCGGCGAGGGTGAGGCGCTGCAACTGCATCGCCGCCTGCCTGCCCTGCCCAGACGCCGCGCTGCTGATGTTGATGTTCCCGTCCGGCGGGATAGCGACGGGCTGGTTGTCCTTATCGGAAACCCACCCCTCGCCGCTCTGATGAGCCGCGCCGCGGAAGATGACCTTGCCCTCGGCGTCGGTGACCTCGACGTTCTTGCTCGCCCGGTTCGCCGCGCTCGCACTCGGGAGCGACGCACCTTGCGGTATCGGCTGGCCTGGGTGCCACTCGGCCAGCCCGTCCGACGTTTCAAGAAGGCGCGTGCCCGCCGTTCTTTCCATGCGATCAGCACGTCGCTCGGCGAGGGCTTCAGTGTTTTGCTGGATCTGAAGATGGAGCATCTTGAACTTGTCGTCGTGCTCCAGCTTGAACATCTCCCACGCCTGCCGCTCGCTCGGGGCGAGCGCCTTCTGCCTGCTGTCCAGCACCGCCAGCTTGACATAATCGGGTGTACCGGGCGGCGCGATCTTGTCTATCTGCGCGGCCAGCGCCGAACGGCTCATCTGCCCCATCACATTGTAGGGAGCAACAGACTTATCGACAGCCTGCCCGATCTGGTTGACGTGCGTCGCCAAAGGGTCGGCCTGTGCCACGTTCGGATCGGGCGTCGCGGGTTGGCCCGGCTGTTGCGGGAACTGGTTTGGCGCTGCTCCGGCAGGAAGGCCGCTCGGGGCGCCGGGCCCCGCGGAGGTTGCGTCGGGCGGCGGGGGTTCCGTTCGCCAACTGATCTTCGGGGCCTCGGGATGCGCCAACGTCGGGAATGGCGCGTGCTCGTTGACCCACGCATCCGCACCGCCACCGCGCGCCATGCCGCCGACCGGAGGACCAAAGGACGGAGCCGGGCGAGAGGGAGGCATCGAGAAAGCGCCATCCGCCCCTCGGGTCATGTCGAGGGTCTGGGGCCCGCCCATACCAGCCCCCATCGCCGGAGCGCTCGGCAGCGGCGAGATAGGTGCCGGCGCTCCACCGCCACCCAGGGATCGCTCAAGCTGCATCCCGAGAGTGCCGACATCCTTCTCCTGCTGCTTGTTTTGCAGGAACTCGGCGATGCGGAGCTTCAGCAATTCCTGCTGCTGGCGCTGCTGTTGCTGCTGCTGGTACTGCTGGGCGAACTGGCCGAGGCCGGTGCCGGCAGCCTCAAGGCCCGAGAGGAAGCCCGCCATCAGAGTGCGAGCGCCATGATGGCGTCAGTGCTCAGCCCTCCGAGACCGCCGCCGCCGAAGTCGAGCCCCGCGCCGCTGAACATGTTGCCAAGCGCACCAGGGAACATGCCCCCTTGTCCAAAGAGCATATTCGCCCCCGACAGACCGCCGCCGATGCCGCTCGACAGTTGGTTCATCCCCATCTGACCGAGCTGACCCGAGAGGTTCGAGGCGTTCTGCCCCGCGCCGAGATAGGCGAGCACGTCCTGAATGGATTGCTGCGGCAGGCCGGTAAACGCCGAGTTGCCGAGGTTGGCAAGGTTGGTGAGGCCCGAGAGTGCGTTCGAGCCCATCGTCGCTCCGGTGTTGTAGGGCAGCCCGCCGAGGCTCGCCAGCGTGTTCGCCCCGCTCGTCCCCAGCGTGTTCGCCTGCCCCAGCCCCGCACCCGCGCCGCCGAGGAGGCCGGTGAAGCCAAGCCCGCCCTGCGCGCCGGCCGTGTTGCGCGCGTTGAGCGAGGCGAGGATCGAGGCCAAGTTGTTGCCGAATGCCTGCGTCGGCATCGCCGCGGAGCTCGTCGCCAACCCGGGCGCGGCCTGGAACAGCGGAGAGGCCGCCCCCGCCGCCGTCGCCTCCCGGTTGAGGAGGCCGTTCTGCCAGTTGATGTCGAAATTCCCCAGCGCGTTCGACGTGACGCTCGCGCCGTAGGGCGTGCCGCCGATGCCGGACATGCTGTTTGCGACGTTCGCCTGGTCGAGAAGCTGCCCCTGCTGCCGGTTGAAGAGCGCCGATTGCGGGTCGAAGCCGGCGTTGAGGATACCCATGCCGGCGCTCTGAAGCTGGTTCGCTCCGGCCGCTCCCATGCCCGCGCCCTGCTGAGCGCCCGCGAGCGCGCCCGCGGCATAGGGGTTGTTCTGCGCCTGGCCGACGATGCGCCCATACTCGGGGCTGAAGGCGTTTTTGAGGATGTCGGCGCCGTAGGGCAGCCCGCCCATCGCCGCCCGGTCGAGGCCCCGCGACCCCTGCTCGGTCTGCGGGAATAGCGTGCGGAAGTCGTACCGCGCGGCCTCCTGCGCGGCGTTGAGCGCCTGGTTGCCGCCCTGCGGCAGCGCGCCGCCCGAGCCGGCGAGAAAGCGATTGATGAACGGGTAGGCGTTCTGGTAGGCGCTGGCCGACGGCGGCCCCATGTTGCCGACGATGTTCTCGCCCGCCGCGCCGGTGTTTATCATCGGCTGGATGGCTTGCCAGAAGCCGCTCGCCGCGTTCCCTTGGCCGGGGGGCGAGAAAACCGTCGCGCCCGCGCCGCTGCCGGATGAACTAGCTGGGGTCGGCATCAGCGGGGGCCCTTAGTGAATGTGATGCCCCGCCACACGCCGATCTCCCCGATGGTCCCATCCGCTTCCCAGCGGTAGCCGAGAACGAACGCCACCTCCCCGAAGCTCACCATCTTTGGGACGGAGACAACCCCGGAACGGAGCGCGGTAGTCGACAAAAGGTTTGAGGGCATCAGCGCAGATCCCACCAGTACCAGGTTGACATCGGCTCGGCACCCAGCGCGAGAAAGAAGGGCATGAGGGGCCGGGCCGCGTTGTCGTGCATCATCGCCATCTGCACCCCTTCCGCCTTCAGCGCCGCGCCCGCGCTCTTCCACATCTGGTAGCCCACCCGTCCCTTATCACGAAATGCCGGGGCGAGGAAATGCCCGCCGTCAACCGCAAAGAGCGTGCTGCGCGCCAGAACGTAGGGCTCGATGTAGAAGGCGACGAAGCCCGCGAGCGTCCCGTCAACCCGCGCGGCCCATACGCGATAGACCCCCTCGGCCTCGCGGCGCAGGAAGCGCGCCCAGTCGATCTCGCAAGGGATGTCCTTGTAGGGCCAAAGCTCCTCGTAATACTGCTGGACGAGATCGCGGACGTTCGGCTCGGCGAGGAGGACTTCGAGCTTTTCCCAGCCGAGGGTCAGGCGCATTCAGGTCCCGGAGGGGAGCGGGCCAAACTCGCCGCTCGCCAGATAGCGGTCAAAGAGCGCATCTTTCGTGGCCGTAATATCGTCGATGCTGAAGCCGACCACGCGCTTCATCCCCTCCCAGCCGTTTCCTCTGTAGCGGTCACGCATGTAGGCGACGGCGACCGCGCAAGCGACTTGCGGATCAGAGGCAACATCGGGATCGGTCAGGAGATCTCGCCCGATCATCTGTCCGTATCGCGCGTAGTTCGCCCGGCCGGTAAGCTGGAACAGCCCGCGACCGCGGAACTTGTAGCCATCGCCGGGCTCGGTGTTGCCGAGTTGGCGCGCGCCAAAATTGCCGCCATAGACGAGGTTGAAAAACGCCTGCTCATTGGCCTTCAGCGCGTCGAGTTGATCGTCCGAGAGTTGATTGACCCGGCTCCCGAAGATCAGTCGGATGCGGTCGTTTCTCGTGTGCTCGTAGCCCATCTCGGGCTTCATCGAGAAGCCACTTTCACCCATCGCAATCGCGGCAATGCCGGCGCGCAACTCGGGGTCAGTGACGCCCTGCTTGTCCATCTCGGCGCGAAGCATGACGGCTTGTGAGGTTAGGTCGCTCATTTTGAATCCTCACCCGAAATGGAAAAGCGCCCGCAGCAGCACGCCGAGGATGGCGACAACGATGCCGCCGGTGGCCCACCCCAGTTTCTCAAGACGGGCCCCACGACGTTCGCACGAGAGAAGGTGCGCGTCTATGCGTTCCGCAATAGCGTGCATGCGCTCATCCGATCTTGCCTGGTTGACCTCCAAGTCGCCAACCCGCCTCTCGACGCTCCGTGATGTCACATGCGTCACTGCCACCTCAACGCCTCCCGTCCGGAGTTCGTTGGTAACAGGATACGCGGAAAACCACAGGATCGTTTCGGAAAAGAAACGGAAAAAGTGCGGAGTTCACAGTGGTTTCACGTTTTCTTATCGGCTGCGGCAGCGGTTGCCTGCTCGACGCCGATCGCGATGCCGCGCCTCTCGCCCTCGAGGTCGCTGCCCTTGGCGGTGGCGGCGATCAGTTCCGCCTTCATTCCGTTGGTCGCTGCCTGCACCTCCTCGACCCTTACTGCGACGGCGCTGACCCTGATCCCGTTGCGCCACGAGATGCCGCAGGAGATTACCGCCGCGATGCTTGCGACCGCGGCGGCGAAGGCTGTTACCCCCTCGAATATCTCGTGCATCGCGCCACCCTATTTCAGCGCGGCGTCGGCGACCGCATGAATGCAGAGGATGTCGCCCAGGCTCGCGACCGTTCCGCTGGTTGCCAACAGAACGCCGGTGCTCTCGGAAAGCGCCGAGGCGGGGTCCTTCGAGACCGTCGCATCCGCGCCTGCCGTCACGTTGCGCCAGTTCGCGTTCGCCGCCGAGGGGTTGTAGGTGGTGACCGTGGGCGCCACGATCCCGATCATCGGCGTGGGCCATTGCCAGAACAGCGAGGGGTCGCCGTTGGCAATCGGGTTCTTGGTGCAGAGTGCCCCGGCGACGCCCGCACTCTGCGCCGGAGCGACGCCGGGCGGGAACGTCTTGAAATATCGTCGCTGCGCCCGCTGGAGGAGCTTGTTCGGCTCCTCGGCCAGATATTGCGTCGCGACCGTCGACTGCTCCATCTTCATCTTGGTCAGCGAGCAGTGGCCGCCGGTCGTCGTGCTGAGCTGCGTCTGGCTTGAATCTGAGAAGGTCTTGGTCGCGGTCCAGGCTCCGGTCGTGCCCTGGAATGTGCTGCCGACCTCGTAGTTGATCGAGATGTAGAGGTCGCTGTCGCCGGGCGAGGTGTACCATGTTCCGGTCGTCGGCCCCGGGATCTGTCCGGTGGTAAAGGTCGTGTCCGTGTTTGCGGTCGGCACCGAGATCATCGTCGCGTAGTAGAGATCGGACGCCCCGGAATTGATGCTCAGCCCGTAAGCCCCCGCGACGGAGCAGTTGATCGACCCGCTCACGACCACAGGAAAGGCCGTCGAGGTCCCCCATTCCAGTTGTGCGATGTCCGCCCCGGTGAGAGCCTGGTAGACCGATAGCACATCGGTTGCGTTGACCGTCGCGCTCCCGGTCCCCACAGTCAGCTTGAGCGAGAACGGCGCACCGGACTGCACCGTGGCGACGCGCTGGATCGAGAGGTTCGAGGCGGCGGTCGGCCCTTGGCTATTCCACCCGTCCGCGCTCTCGGTGACGACGACACCTGTCGCGTCGATCGTCGCGGAGGCGCCCTCGTTCTTCTGATCGAGGTCGAATCCGCCGTTGAGCAGCAGGTTTTGCCCGACGATGTTGGTGCATCTCTTGTTCTGGTTCTGGTTGTCGATACACACCGGCACACCGCCCGCCGAGGGTAGATTTGGCTCGGTTACCAGATTGCCCAATAGCCGCGTCGTGGCCCCAGCTCCAGATCCATCCACGCGGAGAAGCCCGTTCGCGCTAGCGGGGACGCTTTCGATTGCGTTGTTATTTACTCTCTCTATGCCGCTGGCGAACTTGATCGGGAGTTGCACCGTCCGGTTTATGTAGAACAGATTGATCGTCGGCTGGACCGAGCATCCCCCGCCAGTTGTTGAGGCGACGGGTCCCGGCGTCACTAGATAAGAGCCGGTGGAGGCTGCCGACGCCGAGGTGGAGACAAGCGTCAACGCACCGGATAGAGTGCCGCCACCGCCCACTGTCCCGACGACAATCCCAGCTATCCCTTCACCGCCGACAATCGTGAACTGTGTCCCGGCCCCCGGCGTGCAACCGGAGCCCGGGGTCGCCACGGTTGGGGGATTAACCAGTGCGCCACTTGTGTTCGTTGTGATGTCCAGGCTCTGATAAAGGCCGAAATCCTTAAAGTTCGGATTCCCGCCCGCCCGCTTCAACATAAAATCAAGCTGGTCGTATTCAAACGACAGTACGCCGTTGGCAAAATCGGGGACGGCAACGGCAAAGGCCGCCTCATCGAAGTGATCGTGGCGGACGAACCCGTAGATCGCAGGGTTGGCAACTGTCCCTGAGATAAGAACGTCACCAACGAGGTTGGGGAAGCTCTCGATGTGGCAGGTGATCTCCGGGTTGTTCTCCGGCTGCGCCCCCTCCTCGAACATCGTGATCGCATACTGCGATTTCGTGGAGATGTAGCCACCGTCGTTGCAGGTCCAGTGGCTTGTGCCATCGGTCCACACAGCCGGGTCCGGCGAGGACACGCTGATCGCGTCGCCAAGCAGAACCGCCGAGACATCGGCCTGGTTGGTGACGATGGTGGTCGCGGTCGTCGAGACGACCTTCGTGTTCGTTGGAAGCGCGAGACCATTCCCCGAGGCAGAGTCCTTGAGGATATATCCCGCTTGGATGCTCGACGGCACCGCCGCGAAAGTCAGGGTCGATCCCGATCCCTGCGCTGTCGCTATGAGAGCGGTGCCTGGGCCTTTCTGCGTACTCGTTCCATGAAGGTTAAATGCCTCGTCGCATGACCCGAACGTGCCGGACGGCCAGCTTATCGTAGTGAACGCCGAGGCGAGGACATTGTGGTGGTTATCGCAGTCGATCCATATGTTCGACGAGCCTGCGGTCAGCGACTCGTTATTGATGACCCCACCGAAGACCTGCGTAGCCTCTGACGCGTAATTCGCGACGGCGACCTGGGAAAACCTGCCGTCGATCCGAGGCGAGAAGAAGTCCATTTGCGAGGCCGTTTGCGTCGGGTTTGGCCGCCCGATCTGGAGGCCGATCAGCGCATCGTCCCCCACCGTCGTCAGCGCGGCCTCACGATTTGGCGTAAACAGCTCGAAATCAGTCCACTTGACATACTTGCTGCCGATGGCGTCGACGCAAGTCCCGGTCGGCCCCGGCGTTGTCCCCACCGCGCACATCAAATGGATCGCGATCTGCACCCGGGGGGTCTTTGGCTGTCCACCGGAAGACGGCGAAAAATTCGTCAGGTTGATCGTGCCTGTGTGGTAGCAGTACCGCTCCGGCGGGCTGTAGAGCATCCCGAAGCCGTGCGCGCGCAACGCAGCAGCAGCGGCGTTTATCGGCACCGTATCGTCGGTCCCGGTTGATCCTACCGCACTCGTCGCATCGCACTTCGCCCCGAACGCCATGACGTTGTAGACCGGCGTTCCGTAGTTGACGCTGAGCCCGAGCTGGTTGATCTGGAGGATAAGGGAGTTGAGCGCGCCGGTCAGGACGCCGGTATCGACCGGGCCGGTCAGCAGCTTGAGCGGCGTAAAGGCGGGCTGCGCTACCGCGACAACGGCGGCGAGGATGAGGCTGAGCGCGAGGAGAACACGCTTCATCGCTATCTATAGGCGCACGAGACCGGCGTGGGGCTCCCCGCTCCGATGACCGAAATGCTGACCGGGATCTGCCCTCTCTCCCACCGTATGCACGGATAGCTGGTTGCTGCGACGATCCTCACCGTCCCCGGCGATAGAAGCGCGGCGGTGCCCCCGACGTAATTGATGCCGAGGGCGTTGGTCGTGCCCGAATTGCAGATTTCGAGATAGGTCGTAGGGGCAGCCGGCCCCGTCGATCCGGCAGCGGGGAACACGATAGGGGTCGCCGTTATCCCGATCGAGATCGAGCAGTTGTTGAATGCCTGCTGGGCGCTGGCAAGGCCGCCAGAGAGCACAAGCCCCGCGGCGGTGAGGAATGCCCCGAACAGCAAAGAGGCCGTTGGACGGCCCCCTGAGCGTCTTTTATGTCCCATCTGTCAGCGCCCCCGCTTCTTGCGCGCCTGGTTGAGCGCGATCGCCACCGCCTGCTTGCGGCTCTTGACCTTCGGCCCGGTCTTCGATCCGCTGTGGAGGGTGCCGGCCTTGAACTCGTGCATCGTCTTTTCGACCTTGGACTTCTTCATCTTCCGCCCTCCGGTCGTCGCGGCGTAGCCCGCCGATGAGCCGATCATCGCCCTTGTACCTTTTCTTGCGCCTTGACCTGATCCTGTATCTTGCGGATCAGGTCAACCGCCTGCTGGCAGACAATGAGCTGCTGCACCGATGGGCAGCCAATGGCCTTCAGGGTCTCGACCACCAGCATCGCGTCCCTGACCTCGACGCTGAGCGTCACCGGCGGCTGAGCGGGAAGCTGCTGCGCGAGCGCCTGGTGCCCGTACAGCAGCAATCCCGCCAGGAACAGTCCGCGCATTACGACGGGCTGAAGTATCCTACCGCGTGCGCGCACTGGAAGGTCGAGGCCGAGGTCGCCGTCGGTAGGATGGTGACCGCCGTGCCCGCGACTTGGGAGCGCAGCCCGGTCGGGTACATCTCGGAGATCACATACTCCCCGCTCGGCACCGAGGCAGACGAGGCCGTGACATTGGCGAGCCATGTCGGGCTCCCGGTCAGGTTGGTCGAGGTCCACAGCGTCGCCGAGGAGGCTGCCGTCGCGTTGGCCGCGACCTCGATATAAACCCCGGTCAGATAGACGTAGTTGCCCGCCGGCGGGGTGATCGTGATCGTCTCGTTGGCAACGGTGTCCTGCGTGGTCGAGCAGGTCGTGCGCCCTCCCGCGCTCTGCGAGAAGAAGGTCGCGGCGTCCGCCTTGGTGCCGGTTTGCTGGATCTGGACCTGCGCGCCCGCCTGCGGGACGAGCAAGCCCGCCCCGAGCGCGATGGCCGCCGCCCCGCCGAGTAGTGCGTCCCTTGCGTTCATGGTGATGCTCCTTACGGGCTGAAGTAGCCGACCGCATGGACGCACACGAACGCCGAGGCGGCGGTGGTCTGCGGCACGATGGTCACGTTGGTCCCCGCCACCGTCGACTTGATCGCGGTCGGGTAGACTTCCGAGACCATAAACTGCGTGCTCGGGTTCGCCGCCGCTGCGGTCGTCGTGTTGGTCAGCCACGCCGGCGAGCCGGTCAGGTTGGTCGAGGACCACACCACCGCCGAGGTCGAAGCGGTCGCGTTCGGCGCCACCTCGAAGTAGAGCCCCGTCAGGTAGACGTAGTTGCCGGCGGGGGGCGAGATCGTCAGCGTCAGGTTGGCAACGGTGTCCTGCGTGGTCGAGCAGGAGGTCCGGGTATTGGCGAGATAGAAGGTCGCCGCGTCGAGTTTGCCGGCCGTCTGCTGCACCGTGGTTTGCGCCTCGGCCGCCGGCACGAGCAGACCCGCGCCCAGCGCCAACGCCGCGACCCCGCTCAGCAATGCACTCTTCAGTTCCTTGCCGTCCATAGGGATGCTCCTTTCGCGCCAGGGCTGTCTATACCGGCCGATCCGGGCCTGGCCCCGGCGCTCCGGCGGTATGCAATGACTTCTCGTAGAGCTTGCCTACCATCGCGGCGCGCTCTTTCGATTCCGCTTCGCCGCGCTGCATATTAAGCTGCGATCCCTGGACCTCTGTCACCTGCTTGATTTGGTCGGGCCGGAACCACGGGATCTGCTGCATGTCGTGATGCACGATTTCCTTGGTCAGATCGTTGTCGCACCAAACCTGGTAGCCCCGCGACTGCGCGAGCCGGCAGAAATACACGTCATCGCGCGCCTCGCCGTTGAGGCCGGGCTTGAACCACGGATAGGGTAACTCGCGGTAGAGATCGAACTTGGTGAGAAGCAACCCGGTCGGGACCTGCTTCATCAGGACTAGGCCTGGCGCCATCGTGTCGACATCGCCGTTCTCGTAGATGCCGGCCGCGGCATAGGGCGGCGTGCGAGTGCGGTAGTTGACCCCAACAATGTCCTTGTCATGCGCGAGGAGGCGCAGCCACGCATCCTCGGGAAACGTCATGTCGGTGTCGATCCACAGGAGATGCGTGAACGGAATTCCTGTCTGGAGGAAATAGTTGACCAGCCCGTTGCGGTTGTCCTCGATGTAGCACCCCGAGGTGCCGATCGGCAGCATGCCGGCCTTGTCCTCGTCGGTGCTGATCTTGGTGAAGACGGCCGCCGTCCGCATCGCCGCCGACATGCAGGACAGGAGCGTCGGCCCCTCGCATGTCCGGTAATACGGGATGCCGATCGCGATCTTCGGCAGCGTCATACGCTGATCCTCGACGGTTTCACGGCTTGCAGGACAAAGAAGTTCTGCTCACCGGTCACGCCGACCTCCCAATGCAGCGGCGCGAAGTCCGCGCGATAGACGCGCCGGTAATCGGCGAGCGCCGTCGTGCCGACCTGCTTGGTGTACTCGGTCTGGTCGAGGAAAACGAAGCTCTCCCGCTCGATGATCTTGGTGTGCCCCGGATCGGCCCACGCCCAAGGCGAGGAGCGCGAGGGGACGATGCCGCAGACCAGCCCGCCGGGCTTCAGAAGGCGGTAGAACTCCTCCCACTGGGCGAAGAAGAAGCGGAAATCGCCCTGCCGCCCGGTGTGCTCGAGGATGTGGTAGGCGTGGATTTCGTCGAACGTCTCGTCGGCGAAGGGCAGCGGCATCCGCTCAAGATCGTGCTCGATGTCGGCCCCGCAGTTGGGGTCGTTGTCGAGCGTCACGAGCTTGTCCCACTCGGGCTTGCCCTTGAGCGAGATCAGCTTCTCGCGCTTGTTGCCGCAGCCAATGAGGAGTTCCATCAGCCGCACCCCGCCACGGCATGTTGCCGACCGAGCCAGTCGACCATCAGGAAAAACCCGGTGACCGTGGGGCCGACGCCGAGCGCCGTCGCCTTGCTGTTGGAGTTTCCGGTGCCGGGGCAGGAGGTGAGGCCGGCGGTCGGCACCCAACTCGATTGATTGCCGATCTGGAGACGCGCGAGGCTCTGCTGCCCGGCGAGGCCCTGACCGAAGAGGACGACGTTGCCGTTGCCGTTCGGCTGGATCGCAATCGCCGCGTTCGCGTCGCCGCCGGGTTGGAGCGCCAGGACGACGGGTTGCCCGGTCAGCCCGGGGTTGAGCTCAAAGAAGTTGACCTCCGTCCCCGGCTGCTGGGGAAACAGCGGGATCAGGATGTTGTTGATTTCCTGAATGATGAGATTGAGCGTCCCCTGCATCGCGCCGGGATCGAGCGGGCCGCGCAGGAGCGGGATCGGCGGCAGGTTCGATTGCGCCATCGCCCCCGACGAGACGGCGAGGGCAGCCAGGACCAGCAACGCGCGCAGAAACCTCATCGGCCGCCCCCTGAGAAAGTCAACCCCCATATCACGGTTTGCGAGCCTTCGGCAATACTGCCGGTGGTGTCCGTACCCAGTGATCGAGCACCCAGCCGAGGCGCGATTCGAGATCGGCCGCCCGCGCCGCCGCCGCGTTGCGCTCGTCGACAAGCTCTATCGTCCCGTTCCACACGTCCCGCATCGCGACCTGAAGCCTGATCCAATTCTCGTTGAGCGCCTTGCCGGTCTCCTGCGCCTGCGTCGCGACCGGCGCGAGGACAAGAAACGCAGCCAGCAGAAACCGCCTCATGGCACCGCTCCCGCTCGCGCCGCGACATAGAGTTCGCCGTCCTGCCCCGCGCCACCGGCCGCCGTGACACTCAGGTTGTTGATCGCATCGACCGCACCGCCTCCGCCCGCGCCGGGCCCGACGCCATCGCTCCCGGCAAGGTGGATCGAGGCGTTCACCACCGACTGCCCCAACCCCCCGCGCGAGACCGTCGTCGAGCCGCCGGTGCCGGAATGCCCGAAGCCGCTGATGATGTTGAAGTAGGCATCTCCCCCAGGCGTGCCGTCGAAGAGGGCTTCCTGAGTGCAGCCGGTAATCGTATTCGTCCCCGAGAGCCCTCGGGGCGATATGTCGATGTCGGTCGCCGCCGCGCCGCTCGTCGGGCCGCCGGTGCCGCCGCTGGCGCTCAGGGAAAGCGAGCGCCCGACCGTCTCCCAGATCACCGTGTTGTCGGCGACGACGTTGAGGATCTTCTGCGGCCAAGTCGGGTGCGCGCCGCCCGTCGTGCCGGGCTGCACCGCCATATAGAAGAAGGCCCCCGCGTTGACCCCGGTCGAGGGGCCGAGCAGCGTGCCGAGAGGGTAGGCTTGGCTGGTATCGACGACCGCGGTCATCCCGGCGGTCCATGTCGCCTTTCCCATGTTCTCCCAGGTCACCGTGCCATCGACGACGGTTGCCCCCGGCGTCTGCGGCCACGTCACCGGGCCGGCGCTCGTCGTGCCCGCGACAATCGCGGCGAACTCGTAGTTGCCCGCGTTGCCGACCGTGGGGAGGACAAACGAGGTCGGGAGAGTGTTGGTGCGCGCGGTGTAGGGGGTCAGCGCCACCCAGTTCGCCAGTGTCCAGTTGGCGCCCGAGAACGGGATGATCGCGCCGGTAAGGGTCGAGTCGCCCCCGTTGCCGCCCGAGCCGGTGCCCGGCGTGCCGCCCGCGCCGATCGTGCGGGAGGCGCCGCGCATGTTCATCTGCAACGGGTCGTAGCACATGACCTTGATAACCGAACCCGCAGCGCCGCCACCGCCGACGCAGTTATTGCCGGTGGTGATCGCCGGGCACCCGCCGCCCGCGCCGCCGCCGCCGACCAGCGTCACGTCGAACCATCCCGCCTCGATGCTCGGCGGTGTGTAGGTCGAGGTCCCCGCCGAGTTCGCCAGTTGCGGCGTGAACGGCGTGCCGGACGGCTTGGTCGTGTCGCACAGATTGCCGCCGCTGACCGTGCCGTCGTCGACGCACGAGGCAATCGCGAGGACCCCGGCCGCGCCGTTCAATCGCCCGTACTGCGAGACCGAGGTGAACCAGATGCCGATATACTCCGGCGCGGCGGCGGTGCTCTCGAGATAGGGTTGGTCGAAGATCGCGCGCTGGATCGCGATGTTGTAGCCGGACGGATCACCGACCACCGCGCCGTAGGTATTTTCGCTCAAATCCGTGTGGTAGGAGTGGAAGTCGCCGCCGGCCTGGATGAAAATGCCCTTGGCGAAGCCGCGAATGTCCCCGCCGTAAAGGCGCGTCACGTTGGGCTTCGGCCCCGTCGTCCCGCCGGTCGCGGTCAGGAGGATGCCGACGCCGCCGGTGATCGAGGCCGGACCGCTGTTCGGGTCGAAGCCCGGCTGCAACAGGATCGGGTTGGTGATCTCGTTGTAATAGGCCCCGTCCGAGGGCGAGTTGTTGATCGTCTTGATCGTGATCCCCGCGTCGAGATAGCTCTGCGCCCCTGCCCCGCCGCCGTCGTCGTGCGACCATGTGCCGGTGCCGACCTTGTGTGTAATCACGGTGCCGATGCGCGAGCTGTCGAACCCCTCGATCAAGAGCGCGGTGCCGTGCTTGTTGTTCATGTCGACATGCAAGCCGTCCGTGATGACGAGCGGCGTCTGGTAGCTCAGCCCCGGCGTCGGGCTCGTCGGCGTCGGCATCGTGTAAAAAGCTGCGCCGTCCGCCCCCATCTGGAACGTCGTCGCCGCGCAGGTAATGATCCTCATCCCGCCATAGAGCGCCGAGCCATTGGTCGGGATCGTCGCCGTCGACGCACCGGAGATGCAGAGGTTGAGCGGCAGCCCCGCGTTGTAGGCCGCCGCCGCCGCCGTGTTGAGGTTGGTCGTGTTCGTCGCCGCCGAGTTGCCGGTGGTGACGCCGTAGAAGCTCGCCATGACCTGCGGCGGGTCGGACAAATCCTCCACTCCCGGCTGCGCATTCCCCGGCACGCCCGAGGTCGAGATCGTGTTGATCCACTTGTGCGAGACGGCCGCCAGGCTCTCGATGCCGCCAAGCGTCGTCGCGGCCGGGTTCGGCAGGTCGGCGCCAATCAGCTTGCGGAAGGTCGCCGTCGTCGCCCCGCCCGAGGTCGGCCCGGCGAGCACCGTGTTGGCGATCTGGTTGCCGACGATGGAATTGACGCAGGTATTGAGGGCGTTGAAGTTCCCCATGACCTGCGTCGCGTCGGCGAGCGTGCCGTTGAGAAGGGTGAACGGCAGGACACAATTCGCCCGCGCGCTGCCGGCGAGCGCGACGAGCACCCCGAGCGCGAGAGCGAGATGCCGGATCACCGCCCGGACTTCTCGCTTAATGCCGCCGACACGAGAGCGCAGGCGGCAGCGGCATATTCACAATCCCGCCACCAACTCACATCCGTCATCAACGAGAACCCCGCCGCCAGGAACAGTGCGGCAAACGCGCTCCACGTCGAGGGTTCCTTCAGGCGTCCCCCAATCCAACTCATGCCGCGGCCTCCAGTTTGTAGCCCAGACGCTGATAGCGCATGTAGAGGTTGCCGACCCGGACGTTGTTGAACGACTGCCCGGTGATCGAGACGAGGCCCTGCTTGAAGACGAGCGGGATCGTCCAGTCGACCGAGCGCTGGCGGAAGATCGTCGTGTTGCTGCCCCAGTTCGCCCCGCCCCAGTTGAAGCCGCCCCACAAGACCCCGGTTCCCTCGCCGACAACCGTCGTCGTGTCGAGCACCGTCCCGTAATCGCTGATGAACTGCAACGTCGCGGTCGAGCCCGGCGCCGGCGAGGGCGCGAAGGCGCAGGCCAACGTCATCTCGATAAGCGCCACCATCGACATATCGCCGCTGTCGGGCAGCAGCGAGGTCGCCCACTGCCAGGACAGGTTGACGTTGTTCTCGACATAGATCGAGGTCGAGCGCGGGATGTCGTCGGACTTCCACAGGCTCGCCGTGACGCTCGCGGGGGCCATGAGGTACGTGTCGCGCCACGGCTGAATGAGGCTTGCCGGGAAGGTGTGCGGCCCGGTCCAGACCTTGCGCCAGAAATCGTACCAGAACTCGCTCGGGCCTCCGGTCCCGTCCGCCTGCGCCGAGATGCGGATCGTGTCGCCGCGCGCCGCCGCGCAGATGCGCGAGGGGAAGAGCGCGTTGGTGAACGGCGCCGTCACCCCGTCGCCGGCGTTGCCGATGGCGTCCGAGACGTTCGCCCCGAAATCGACGATCCGCAAACCGTGGTTCGAGACGAAGGCAAGGCCCTTGTTGGTCGAGCACAGAGAGAGCGGCGAGAGCGTGCCGGTCGCCGCCGGCAACTGGTTCATCGCGAGATCGGTCGTCGCCATATCGCCGGTGATCTGCTGCATTTTTGTCACGCCCTCGAAGACGATGAGGGACTGGACGATGCCGCCGAGGAGCGAGGAGAGTTGCAGCGCGCCGATGGCCGTCACCGCGAGGCCATCGTCGGTCGTCAACGCCTGGACATCGGGGTTGTTCGAGATCCGGCAGGCAAACCCGCTGTCGCTGAAGGGTATCCCGTCCTTGCCGCAAGCGAAGTAGGCCCGCCCGTTGAACTGAGCGACGCCAACCGGCACGCTCGGCAGGTTGTTGCGGTCGGTGTCCCCCGCGCCCCACAGCGGCGCGGTGACCGAGCCGCCGGCGATCGTCAGCGTGACCCCGTTGGTCGAGCCGGTCGCGCCCCCCGAGAGCGTGATCGTCGCCCCGGTGAAGGTCACCGTCACCGTCGCGCTCGCCGTCGCCGCGGCCGAGATCGTGACCGAAGTCGGGCTGGTCAACACCGTGATCGTCGCCCCGGCCGGGATGCCTGGCCCGGCCACAACCTGGCCGACCGCGCGATCCGCCGAGACCGGGAGGGCGTCGATCAGGGTCGAGGTGTGCGTCGTTCCGGTCTCTGTCAAGACGACATTCGCGGTTGCCGTGACTGTGGTGCCCGCAGTGATGTTGGTGCCCGAAATCGTCATTCCCGGCTGCACGCCGAGGATCGAGGGGGCACCGGTGATCGTCGTCGAGCCGTTGGTGTTGCCGGTCGTCGTCTCGCTGAAGCCCGAGACATCGAACCAGCCGAATTTCGTCCCGCCGCCCGGGAACCCCGGATGCGTGACGATGATGCGCCCGCCGACCTGCGCGAGAATAGGCGGCGTCCAGTCGCCGCTCGTCGGCGGGCTGACCGGCACGTTGGTCGCCGTCACGCCGCTGACCGTAACCGCCGAGCCGCTGCCGAGGTTGTAGCAATAGGGTTCGTCACTCCCCGGCGTCCGACTCGTCGCCACCGTGCCGTAGACGAGATCGCCGACGACAAGCTCGCTCGAGACGAAACCCGCGCCGGCGAGATAGGACAGGTCAACCTCTATGACCGATGCGGGACGCGGCACAAAGACGTTGCGCGTCGTCGGGTCGGGCACGAGGTTGGCGAGGCTCGCCATCGCGCCCGGCGGGCTGTTTGAGCCATCAACCGCATCCGAAAGCGTCGAGGGCCGGAAGGTCAGCGGCGTGCCGCGGCGCAGCGCCACCGCTCACCAGCCGATCTGCTTGGTGTTGCGGAGTTGCCGCCACGGCGAGCCGAAGCGGCGAGCGTCCATCTCGACGGTCTGCGGACGGTTGCGGTGGTCGTCCACCTGGTCGAGATAACGCTGCCAGCGCCGCCCCGCGCGCCCGGTCTGATTGTGATCGCCGATGAACTCGGTCGCCCGCGTGTCGTCCGACTCCATCATCATGCGCCCGGCCAACTCCTCGATTAGAAACCCCTCGGCCGGCAGCCACGGGATTTTCGAGAAGTCCTGGATCGGCGGCATCATGCGCTGGTAGCGGATCGTGACCGGCGTCGCGGAAACCGGCGGCGGATAGGCGAAGGCCCCCGGCGCGATACCGAAGAAGACGCTCGCCGCCGCATTGGTGCCCGTCGCCGGTAACGACATCGTGATCGTCGTCCCCGAGATCGTGATCGTCGTGCCGGGCTGCACGCCCTCGCCGGCCATGCTGAGTCCGTTGGTGATCCCGCTCGCGCTCGCCACCGTGCCCGTCACGCTGGCGGCGGTGAGGGAGCACGTCGTCACGGCGGTAATGCGCTGCGTCAGCGGCCCGCCCATGTCCGTCGCCCACAGATAGGGGAACGATTGCTGGTTGGGGACCTGCACCTGCATGTCGAACTCGGAGAGGTCGCAGGGCCGCATCGGGTAGGGCGTGCCGTTCAGCGTCCAGAAAAACGCCTTCTGCGCCTCGCCCGAGCTTCCCGAGGCGCGCAGGTAATCGAGCGGCAACGCGTAAGGGCCGGAGCCGAACGCGCCGACGAGACCGGGGTTGAAGTTGAAGGCGAAGAGGCCCCGCGCCAGCGCGAGGTCGTCCGACTGGCAAACGTCAGAGAGGATCGTGTTGAGCGTCTGCTGCGCGTCGCCCGTGTAATTCGGGATTTTCGCGATCCGCAACGCCTGCGCGATGATCTGGTTGCCGGTTAGCATCCATTATTCCGCCGCTTCCGCGTATTCCGCCTCGATCTCGGGGAACAACTCGGGCGGGTCCCTGCGGTCGATGATCGCCTCCAGATACGGGATGCGCTTGCGGGCCGCCTCGATATGCCCTTCGAGGTCCATGATCCGCGCGTCGAACTGCGAGACCGCCGCCGCATCGGCCGGAAGCGGCTGGGCTTCCCTGCGCCGGTTGATGCTGTTGCGGTCCATGTTGGCCTGCTGCTGGGCCATCGCCTTCGCGCGCCCGACCTTCTGGTCCCGCAAGAGCTTCAGATTGACGAAGAGGTCGGCCTTGATGTTCGGCAACTGCTCGACCGCCAACTGCCGCCGCGCCTCGCTGCCGAGGTTGTCGAGGATTTCACCCAGCGCCTCGGGCGGGATGCGCGCGGCCGCCGCGACCTCGAACGAGAGACCCTGCCCGGCGCCGCCGAGCGGCATCTGGTAGGTGATCTTCATCACGGGCTCGGTCATGCCGCCGCTCCGTTCATCGAGACATCGAGGCTGCGGGCCTGCCGTCGCAGCCAGTGGCCGCGGCCCTTGCCCTCGAACTCAAGCTCCTGCTGCTGGTTGCGCCAGATGATCTCGCGATAGCTCTCGTATTTCGCGCGAGGCAGCGTGTAGGTGTGGCCGTGGAGGTAGATCATCTGGTCGATGCGCAACCCGGTGTCGCCGAGTTCCGGCAGATCGACGGTGAAGCGCACCATCTCGTTCATCCGGTCGCGCACTTTCGCCGCCTCGATGGCCTCGGCCGGCATCAGCCCGCTCTCGACCCGCGCGTGCGACAGCGCCCGGTCGGCCGCGGCCTTCTTCGCCGCCGCGCGCTTCTCGGCCTTTGCCTTCGCCATCTGCTGCTCGTAGATATCGCGAAGCTCGTCCTCGGTCAAAAGCTCCTTGGTCTCGGCGTCGAGCGCCAGGAGGAAGCGACCGAAATCGTCCAGCGGCTCGGGCTCGGCAACCGCCTCGTCCTGATCGAGCGGGTCGAACAGCGGCGTGCCGCTGAAATCCTCGGCAACCGGCGCGGGCTCTTCCGTTGCGACGGATTTGGCGATGATCGGGGCCGGGAAGGTCTGCGCGGCCAGCTTCCGCTCGTTCGCCGCCGCGATCTTCTTCTCGCGCGCCGCCTTGAGGTTGGCGCTCGCCTTGGCTTTCTGCTCTTCGGTCATGTGTGAACCCAGCTTGCTCCCGCTGCGGCGCGGGCGGAAATCAGGATCGGGAACCCGGTGGCCGGGTCAACCGCGACGTAATCGCCATTGTAGAGCTTGAGCGCCCCACGGTTCGGCACGATCAGCAGCCCCTCGCGGACAAAGCCGCCGATGCCGCTGACCTGCGCAACGGGGTGCGCGGTCGCCTGATCGTCGAGGATGGCCTGCACCATCGTCGCCAGATCGGCCGGGGTCAGGAGCGTCGTGTCCTGCTGAAACTGGACGGCGGTCAACGTTGTCGTGTTGGCCGTCCCCATCGTTTTGGTCGCCAAGTTACGGGCTCCCGCTGTTCCAGGCATTGATCTGCGCCAAGAGCGCGGCGGTGATGATCGGCGTCCCGCTCGCCCCCGCGAAGTCGTTGGCGATGTTGGTGAGCGCCGTCTGGATATTTGCCAGCGTCAGCGCCCCATCGGTGCCAAGCACCTGCTCGCCCACCAAAAGCTCCATCGTCTGACCGGAGCCGACCGTGCCCGGCCCAAGCCCCTGACCCATGCCGGGGTTACGGGCCTGGCTCTGGCCGACCGCGCTCGACCCCATGCCCTCGCCGATCTGGTCCAGGTTGATCGAGACCCTGATCTTAACTGCCATGATCGCTCTCCTTGTCTACCCGTCACGCCTGTGTTAATACAGGGCTATGACGGATGAAATTTGGCGCACGATCCAGGATTTTCCTGCCTACGAAGTCAGCAATCTTGGCCGCGTGCAATCGAACAAGCGCGGGGAGCCAAAAATCCTCAAGCCTTGGCTCCACAACTCCGGCGGCTATCCGGCGGTTAAGCTTTCTGTGCGGGGGGCCGCACAACAAACGAAGCTCATTCACCAGCTTGTATGCCGCGCCTTTCACGGACGCAAGCCCACGCCCCGGCACGAAGTCGCTCACAATGACGGCGTTCCAACCAACGTCCGCGCGGATAACCTGCGATGGGCGCTCCCCTGGGAGAACGCCGCCGACAAACGCAGTCACGGCACCCACATCAACGCAGGCCAGTTCAAGCCCCAACTGACGCCCGATGATGTGCGCGAGATCCGCCGCTTGCTGACCACAGGCATGAGTCAGCGCCTTATCGCAGAGCAATTCGGCATATGGCAAACAATGGTCTCGCACATTCACCTCAGGCGTCGCTGGGCTGATCTAGACTAATCTCATCCGAAGTTCCCCGAGTTCGATGCGGTGCTCTCGATGCGTGCGAGGAATTGCTGATTCAAAATGACCCAGCCCTCGAAAAACTTGTATCCGATGACGCGCAACTGGTTGTGCGGATCGGACTTGTCGGCCTCGAAGAGCCGATTCCAACTGACGTTCTCCAGCTTGAGGCAGGCAAACGACTTTTGGCCGAAGATGAAGGTCGGGTAGACCGTGATGCCGATTCCTGGGGCGGCGGGCGGGACCTGCAACAGTCCGATGCCGGTGATCGTGACCGAGGTCGCGGGCGGAAGCTGGATCGCCTGGCCCTGGTAGGGGCCGGTCAACGGGCCGGCGGTGCAAAGCCCGAGATTGGCCGGGCTGGTCGAGGCCGGCTGGCTGACGTAGACCGCGTAGGTGAAGCCGGGGGTCGAGGGAGTGGTCAGGGTGATGCCGCCGGTCGTCACCGAGACGCCGGTCGTCACCGCGTAGACCCGGCTCTCGTACTGGTTCTGCGTGTCCCAGCCGGTGACCTGGATCGCATAGGTGCCGGTGGTCAGCGAGCCCGAGCCGTTCGAGGCCGAAACGCCGGCAACGCCGACCCAACTCGGCATGATGTTCGATTCGCAGAAGGTGATCCCGCGCCAGTAGCCGATCTCGTTGATGTAGAGGCGGTTGTGGTCGGAATACTGCCAGGTCTGCACGACGAGCGGGTTGTTCGCCAGATCGTTGAGGCAGAGCGTGTTCGAGATGCCGACGAGGTGTTGCGCGCCCTTTATCGTCTTTTCCGACTGGCGCGCGCTGTAGTCGATCGAGCGCTGGATCGTCTCGCCGGTCTGCCCGTTGTAGAGCGGCGCACCGAGGAGTTTGAGGTTGGCGATCGTCCGGTTGATCGTCGTGGGATCGAGGTTGTCGCCGGCCACGATCGAGGCGCGGGCCCCGCGCGAGTTGACGTAGTTGACCTGGGTGCCGGCGAGGAGGTTGTTGAAGCCGTTGCGTTCCTTCAACTCCGCCATCTGCATGCCGAGGCGTTCGGTGGCCTGGTGCAAGAGGTCGTGCTGCGTCGCGACAACGGCGACATCGGTGAAGATGACGCGGCCCGCCCATTGCAAGGCGGTGCCGGTGACCTGGGTGAAGCTGAGCGCCTGCGCGTCGGGCGCGACGCCTTCGCCGACCGGCCCCAGCGGCAGCGAGAGGCGGGACCAGCGGGTCGCGGTCCAGTTGGTGCCGTGCCCGGTCTCCATCTGCTTCTTGTCGGCGAACTGGTAGACGATGAGGTAGCGCTGCGCGACCTCAAGCGCCTCCTTGTCGATGACGCGGGTAATTGCGCCAGCGTATGAGGCAGATGTGTTGGTAACGCTCGCCATTGCTTACGCCTCCATCAGAAGGCGGGCAACGGCCCGCCTACCAAAGTGGTTTGCCGTCGATGAGTGCCCGGTCGGCCTCGTAACTGTCCGCAGGCTGGCGGCGTGCCGGAGCCGCCCCGCCGCGCGCTCCAACCGGGCGCGTCGTCTGCCCGGCGACCCGAGCCGCCGCTGCCCGGCGCTGGGCCGGAGCCGCGCGGGATGCGCGTTTTTCCATGTCGTCGCCGTACAGGAATTTGAAGACGGCCTCGCGGTTCCAGTTGCGGCCGGCGGCGCGCTCGGCGGCAAGCGCCTGCTCGACGCGCTCGACATAAGCCTGTCGCACCCTGGAGGTTGCCGTCGACGCTCTGAAGTCCGCTTTGTCAAGCGCGTCCTGCTGCTGAAACTGGAGGGTCTGGAAGGCCCCCGTGAATTCCTGCCGTAACTCCTGCGTCACATCGGCGACGAGCTCGTCGGGAGCCATCAGCCTGCGTCGCTCTGCCCGTTCCGCCGCCGCCCGTGCTGCTGCCTGCGGATCTACCGCTTGGCGCTGCTCTAGCTGGCGCAGCCTCGCATCGAGGGCCGTCCGTTCGGCCCGTTCCGCCGCGAGGGCCCGTTCCGCTTCCTGTGCCCGTCGCCGGAGGTTCCGCGGCGTTGCCGCCCCGCCTCCGCGCCGTGGCGCAGGCTCTACATCATCGCCTTCCGCTTCTTCTTCGCCGGCCCCACCATCATCGGAGCCTTCGGGTTCGCCACCGTCGTCGTCGGCCCCTTCTTCGACATCGAGGTCGAGGTCGAGGTCTTCGCCTTCGGGAATTTCTTGCGTGCCATCAGCGCCCTCAACCGGAATACGGTCGGACATTCTTCCTCCTCGGGGAGCGTTCCCCCGCGCGACGGCCCGTGACGTGGACCACCCGGCAGGCCGCGTTCGCCTGCTCGATCAATCGCCTTTCTCACAAGATCGGGTATGGTGTCAAGCGCAGTCGCGCATTAGGCGTGCGGCCAGCAACTCGGCATCGGCGCGCGCCCGAGACTTTCTCGGCGCATAAGGGCCATCCGACGCCATCAGTTGATAGGTGGCCTTCGCCCCCAATTCGGGGGTCGGCGCGTAGTTGATCGCGTCCCGGAGCGCCTTGGGAAGCTCGTCGAAGCCCTCCATAATCCAGACCGAATTGATCTGGACAACTTCAGGATGCTCCGGCCCGGTACGAAACCCGACCAGCCCGTCATCCTCAATTTCCGGGAGCCGTCGATTACGCCGTCGCATACCGCCGAGCGTCCTCGTCGAGCACGCGCAGAGCGCATTCCGCGCCCTCCCGGCTCTTGAATGGCCGGGTGATCGTCTCGCCCGGGTGGCAGGGACAGACCCGTACGACGTACCAGCCGGACGCGGTATTCCGCCCCGTCTGAAATCCAACGCTCGCGAGGTATTTCACGCGCAGCGAGGCCGCGCCGTCATGTTCGAGGGCGATCATGAATTAAGCGCCCTCATAATATCTCGCACGACATCTGGCACGGGGGCGGCGTCAGTTTGTTTAATATGTTTCTCACACGCCCAAATGCCCTTGACGCCATAAGCGTTGATGCGATGCAGAGACAGCCCTTCACCCAGGCCCTTTTGACAAACACAACATTTAATCATGTTATGTCTTCCTCGGCTGCATGTTGGTCACGCCAGCGGCCGGAAGACGGTCGGCGTGGATTGCGCCCGGCGGGGGCTTCAAGAGGCGCGGCCCGGCGGGCACCGCTCCCGGCTGCGGTCGCCCCGGCCCTCCCGGCGCCGGCCCGCCACCACCGCCGCCCTGCTGCATCTGCTGTTGCTGCATCGCCATTGCCTTGGTCTGCATCTGCTGGAGGTGCAGCCCGATATGGGCCTGCTTGGTACCGTGCGGGTCGCCGTTCATTTGCTTATCTTGCATGTGCGACTTCAGGTGCTCGACATCCTGGTCGAGCGGGTGGACCGGCATCGAGTGCCCGTCGCCCATCAATTCATTCTCGATCTCCGGCCCCATCGTCAATTGCGCGCGCTGGTCGATGATGACCTGCGACCCGAGGAACGGCCCGAAGATCGACTGCGTGTTGTACTCGATGATCGGCCCGAGGTGGAGCTGATAGCCCTCCTTCGCCAATTCGGCCCGCAGCATCGGATCGCGCAGCACGTTGACCCAGGCGGTTCCCTGTTGCTGCATTGCAACATTCTGCCGGACCTGCTCGCCGCCGCGCCAGACAAACGTGTATTGCCGTCGGTTGCGCAGCGGCTCGACCGCTTCGAGTTGCGCGCGCAGCCCCATCGAGCCGAAGGCGCGCACCGCTATTGCTGTGTCGCGATACTGGTAATCGAGGTCGACGCACCACCCCATCGCCGGGGTGAAGATGCCTTCCTCGAGGACGCTGACCGCCTCGGCCGTGGTCAGCAGGTCAACCTGCTGCTCCATCGCAATCTCGGCCTGGTTGCGTTTCGCGCCGGGCCGGCCGGTCTGCTGCGGCAGCATCGCCGGGTTGACCCCGAGCGTCTGGAATATCGCCTGGATCGCCATTTGCACGCGGACTTGCGCACGCGGCGTCAGATCCGGGAAGGTCAGGATCTTGACCGAGTCCGGCGGCATGTCCCACACCGCCCCCATATTGTAGATGAGGGGGCCGTTGCCCTTCGAGGTGTCGCGGGTGACGATCGGGGCGGCCGAGAGCGTCGCGGCGTCCGCGCCCTCGTTCACCGCGTCATTGGCCTCGTATTGCAGCGAGGCGACCGGCGCGATAAGGCTCGGGCCCTTGAAGAGCCCGCCGACCTTTTTTGCCGGGGCCGACAACAGGTTGCAGCGGTCGTTCCAGTTCGGGTTGCGCTTGGCGCCGAGCTTCATCTTCTCGGGGCCGAAAAAGATGCGGCAGAGCCGGAGCTTCCCGTCCTTCTGGAACTTGCCCTTGTCGTCGAGCGGCAGGTTGTGCCAGGTCTCCCAAACGGTGACCTCGGCCCCCTTGGCGCGGATGCCGGCGTGCTCGGCGAGTTGCTTGGCGGTGTCCTTGTCCTGAAACCCGCCGGCGACGGCGCGCATCTTTTCCTTGAGGTCCTTCGCCTCGTCCTCGCGAATCGCGCCTTCCTCGGCCATGCGGTCGATGTCGGCCTTGGTCCAGCGCCGCACGATCGTCACCGAGCCGCCGCGGGCGAAGGCTTGCTCGATCGTGTCGACGGTGACCGGCAGCACCTGCACATCCTTGTCGTGCAGCACCTCGAACCCCGGTGCTCCCTCGCTCACCTCGTCGACCGTGATGTCGTCGATTTCCTCGCCTTCCGCCTCGACCGGCACACCCTGCATGTCGATAATGGGCCCGTGTGTTTCACGTGAAACAATCTCGCGGTCGACGACATTCCAGTCGACATAGAGGTTGTACTGCCCCTCGATGTCGCCGTGACGGCAGAGCGGCTTGGCGACCTGCGTCTTGAGGCGGGCCTGCCGGATGTAATGGTCGAGGAGAGCGACGATTGAGGTCGGGCTAGAGTCGTCGGCGCTGATCGCCTCGACGTAGCGGCCCGATTGCGGGAAAAGCTGGTTGGTAAAGCGGGTGGCGCGCGCCTCGACCGCATCGTGGATAATCGGCCAGTAGATTTCCGCGACGCCGTTATAGTAGCGCTTGTCGTTGGCGACGCAGTTGTAGCAGTCCCAAAAGTCCTCGATGTCGTCGGCGCGGTCCGACTGGTCCTCGAAGCCCTTTTTTATCGTGTCCCACAGCTCGTCGAGGTGCTTGCGGATCGGCGAGTTGGGATCGCGGCGGCCCAGGAGATCGCGGTCGCGAGCCAGCGCATCCGTTTTCTCCTCGGCCTCACCGTCAGGGCTGTCCCCCAACAACCCTTCGGCATCCGATACCTCTGCCGCGTCGGACATCAGGGCGCCGGCTTATGCTCCGGCGGGACGTCGACGGGCGGGGAGGCGTTGAAGTGGAGCTCGTTGGCCGCGCGGGTCAGCCCAGCCATCGAGGCTTGCATTCCGCCCAGTTGCGGGATCGAGCCGACGATGCCGGCGAGCACCGGCACCATGCGCCCGACGACTTCGAGGAGGAGCGGGCCAACCTTGTCGCGGCTCGGCGGGTCCGGCGGCCTCGGCACGAACTGGCGTGCGGCCAGGGCAGCCATTTCCTCGCGCTCGGGTTCGGTCAGGTTCGGGGTCGCGCGCAGCTCAGCGAGCCGGCCAATTTCCTTCGGCGTCAACGCCACGGGAGGGGGCGGCTCGAGGACAATGACCGGCGCGACCGGCGGGGCCTTGTCGTCCGGGGTGTGGTCTGGTTCCGGCGCAATCGCCGGAGGCGGGGCTTCGGTGGTGGTGTCGCTCATCGGGTCCTCGCTGGCATGGCCGACAGGTATCGGCGTCCATCGCGGCTATACCTGTAATTCGGCTCGTTGTCATCATTCGCCTCATCCTCGGAGACGCGGCCCCGGATCATCCCGCAAAAGGCTTCCAGCCCCTCCATCAGCACCCGGTACGGCCCTTCCTCGGCGTGGTCCTGCAATTTGCCGCGGATGATCGCCCGCCCGTAGCCGCCCGAGAGCGCCCGCAAGGTCCACCGCGCGCCGGTCCCGACGCTGACCACCGGCAGCCCGCGCTCGGTCCGCTCAAGCATCTCGCGCAGGTAATTCGCCCCGTCGAGCTCGGCCCCGCCGATCCGCTGCTCGGCCGGCAGGGTCTTCACTGCCTGCATCAGCCCGACATTGGTGTAGCGCTCGCCGTGCCGCGCCCCCACGGTCCAGACAATCGGCATCCGCCGCAGCACAGCCGCCTCGGGCGCGGCGAGCTTCAGCATCGCCTCCCACGACTTCACCCCCTCGCGGTGCGCCTCGAAGATCGCCGTGTCGCCCAGCAGCGCCGCCTCCCCCGCGATGTCGGCGACGCGCTCGCCCGGCGACCCCTCGCATACCCAATCGGCGAAGATCAGGAGGCGCCCGTCGAAGGCTTGGGCGAGGACCGCCGTCGTCAGCGCTCCGGTGGCGTTGGCGGCGAGGTAAAGCGGGCGGCCGCGCGCCAGTTGCAACTCCGGGTCGACATGCGCCTCGACCGAGAACCCGTCGTAAATCGGCGCCGCCGGCCGCATCAGGGGCGCGTAGGCCAAGGCGTTCGGCGCATCGATCTTGCCGTGCGGGAAGCTCAAAAGCTGCGTCTCAAGTTCGGTGAGCGGCTGGGCGAAGATGACCTCGCGCGCCCCGAAATACGGCTGCAACCCCCGAATGAAATCGAGTTTCCCGCGCGGCGCGCGCATGCCCCTATAGGGTATCGTGATACCGCGCCTGGTCTGCTCGTGGCGGATCAGTTGCAGCAGCCACTCCTCGAGACCGTCCTGCTCGATCCCGACAAAGACCGGATCGAAGCGCTCGACAATATCGAAGGCCAGCGCGACGATCTCGTCCGGCAGCAGCATCGGGGCGCCGGCGGCCCACACAACGAGGCGGTTCGCGACCCAGGACCAGACCGCCCAGCCGGTCGTCGCGCTCGTCGCGCGTACCGTGCGGGCCGGGTCGATCATCGCGTAGACCGGCTCCCAGTTGCGCACCCGGGGCTCGACGCGGAACATCTCGCGCTTGAAGATGCGGTCGGCGGTGCTGGTCGCCTCGCACATATACTCCTGCACCCAGGTATCCATGTCGCCGACGTAATCGAGCTTCATCGCGTCGATCTTTTCGAGCGGGAACTTGTCGGGCCAGGTCGCGCGGCGCTCGCCCTCGTCGTCCAGGTGCTCGATCGGGAACTTGACCGTCGTCCATCCGGTCTTTTGCAGCCGCTCGGGCAGGCTGCCGACGCCGCGCCGCGTCCCCAGTTCGCGCACCCACGCGCCGACCGGATCGGAGAGCGAGGGGAGAAAGGTCTTCAGGAACCAGTCCCAGGTCTTCTCGCGCTCGGGGTCGGTGCGCATCTCGTCGGGGTCCTCGAGGTCGTCGACGAGCGCGGCGTCGGGGCGGTGGTCGAGGTACTTCATCCCGGTCATCGACTGCTCGCGGCCGATGGCCTGGATGCATACGCCGTTTGCGAGGACGATCTTGCCCTCCTGCCATGTCTCGCCCTTCAGCGGCCCGAACAGGCTCTCGACAAGCTCGTTGATCTCGAATTCGCGTTTGATCGAGGCGAGGCGATCGCAGGCCAGCTTGTAGGACGCGCCGAGGATGACGAGGAAATGGAACTCGCGGTAGGCGGCCTTGAGGACCGCCGTCTCTTCGAGGTAGGTCGATTTGGCAAAGCCGCGGAAGCCCTCGATGGCGAGGCGGGCGAGCGGGCGGTTGATGTGGGAGACGAGATCGCGGTGCGCGTCGGGCGATGCGTTGGGGTGGCGGTGGCGGAACAGGTGCTGATGGGCGAGCCAGCGGTCCTCGCGCAACTGGCGCAGAAGCGCGACCTGGACCGATTCGCTCATTCGACCCGGAGCAACTTGAGTTCACCACCGCAATCGGAATTAAACGCAGCCGCCGCCTCAAGAGCTTCCATCACAATGACTCTTCCAGCATCGACGTAATCGCGGAGCGCGAAGGCCGCGCCATAAGCATAGGGACTGCCGCTGCCGATGGCGAGAAAACCCCAAGACGGCACGATAATCGAACCATCGCCGTAAATTCCGCAAAGGCTGTCCGCGCTCGCCAAAATGGTGTTTTGTGCGTAGTCGGGCGCCCCGTTATCGTCGGGCATCTTGCGGAAATCGGCTTCTTTGTAGAGAGCTTGAAGAATCTCCGCCACATCCTCCGGCGTCCTTGCCTCGGCGATCACGCCCCCCTTCCTGCGCAACAGGTCAATGCCACTGCCCTGCCCCGAATGGCCCAGGGTCCAACGTCCATACCGAACTATCTTGTCGGCAGCCTCGGGAAAGATGAACGAACCGCCGGTCGTGCGGCTGTCGGTTCCAATCCATACCGCGCCCTCGCGGTCCCTGTATCCGCAAACGATGGTCATTCGTCCTCATCTTCCTCTTCATCGTCGTCCGCGCCCTCGGCGTCCTCGAAGCCGCCATCCTCGGCGAACAGCGGCTCGGGCTCGTCGGGGCCGTCGTCGAAGCCCGATTCGTCGTCCTCGCCCAGCGTCGAGTCGGGGTCGGCGTTGACTTCTAAGTCAACCTCGTCCTCCGGCCCGGCGATGCGGCGGACCTCGCGGTCGAGTTCATAGTCCCAGTTCCGGCTCATCGAGATCCCAGACCTCCACGTCGGCGCGACCCAGCCAGTAGTCCGCGTGCCCGTAAGTGCCCGCCGGCCACCGCGCCTCGCCCTCGCTCGTCCCGGCGAGCGCATCCCGCACGCCCTCGCGGCGTGCTTCCTCATGCGGCGGGGCGTATTTCAGCGGCGCCCGGATGTCAGCCATCGCCCTCGACCCCATCCCAAAACGCCGCGTCGGCGACAGGCGAGGCGGACGGATGCGCTCGCCAGTGCGCCTTGAACCATTCCGCGCAGGACAGCATCGGCATCCGGTTGATGTAGTCCTCGAACGTCGCGACCCGCCCATACCAGCGCGAGGTTGCACGGGACGCCTGCTCAGCCAGTTCGTCGATATCAGCCATTCTCTCCCCCCTCCAGCGCAGCTCGCGCCTCGGCCAGCACTTTCCACCCGCTCGCGATCCGCGCCTCGTCCAGCGCGGCGACGAGGTTGGCGAGGGCGGCAACGAGACCGTCGTGTGCGTTAACCGCACGCACGATCAACCTAGCGTTAGCCTCACCACGAGCGCGCTGTAGATGGCAAACTCGATAATCCGACTCGCCGGGGAATGCGCTCTCGACGAACCAATCAGCGCCTCCAAGATCAGTTGCAAACCAAGGCCGCGGCGTCGTTTCGGACATCACCGGCTCCCGCTGCAATGCCAGTCCTCGGCCCAGGCGACGAAGCCACCGGCAGAGGTCACCTGCGCGCAACTGAAGCCGCCCCAGTAACTCGGCACCGGGTAGTAGGCGAAGAGGGCGGCCAGCAACAGGGGAGGGAGGTGGCGGCGCGTCCTGCGGGGTGCGAGAAAGGCCGAGATCGCGCCGAGGATGACCGGCACGACGACGCAGAGCCACACCACGATCGCCAGCCCATAGAAAATTGCCAGCAGCATGGCGATGGTACGCATCAGCCAAACCCCAGCGGCGTCGGGAGGAGCGCGAAGGCGGCGATGACGATGGCTGCGATCAGGACGCCGGCCACGACCAGCCGCCCGTTATCCGTCAGGCGTCGGGTCAGAGGAGGCCGAGGAGCAGCGGCAACAGGCTCGGCAGCACCTGCGGGATCAGCACCTTCAATTCGCCCCATATCATTCCACCCCAGTCAGCCGAGACGCCCGGAGCCGGCACCCCGTTCGCGCAAGCCGCTTTCGCATCCGCCCACAGGACGCCGATGGCCGAGTGCGGGTCCTGCGCGTCCAGCGCCGCGGCAGCGCCCGGCGGGATCTTCGCGAGGTCGGTGCACACGGTCGTCTCGACCTGGGCGACCTGGGTGCAGGCGGCGAGGCCGAGGATGGCGGCAACGGTCAGGGCGCGGATGTTAAGGCGCATCGGAGATCCTTTCAGGACAGGGGCAGGGGTTGCGGCGCTACCGGGGTCATCATTGCCGGGGGCGCAGGGGGCGGCGGGGGCGGTGAGGCCGGGACTGCCGGCGCCGGGTCGGGCGGCGCGTCTATCCCCATCAGCTTCGGCTCCAGCCGGGTCAGCCAGCCGCCGGCAAAGCCCGCCGCGGCGACGATGACCGAGGCGTAGGCCGCCGCGATCTCGGGCGGCAACGGCCCCGCGTATTTGTTGAGGTAGTAGATCAGGATGATGACCAGCGGCGAGGACCCGCCCGCCGCCGCCGCCCCGTTCGCAACCCTCGGGCTCATCGGTTCCGCCATCGCTACCTCCGTAATCTCACATGACTTGTTATCCTGTTTCCGGGGATGGCGCAAGGCGGAAAACAGGAAGGGCGGCTAGAGGGGGAGCCCCTGCCGCCCTTCCGTTTCCCGGGGCCCGACCTTGGGAGGAAAGAGGCCCGAGGAGGTGCTTGACGAGGAGCCGTCAACTCGTCTAGCCTTTGTGCTCGTCACCGGCGCTGCAACGCCTCGGAGCCCGCTATGGCACATACAGACGACCGGCCGGAAAATCAAGCCCTCTCGATCGTCGAGATGTTGGCGAGCGCCCTGTGCGGAAAGACGCCGGCGTGCCCGGTACATCGCGCCGTCGGAGCCGCGTGATGATGGAGGCGCTTGCTCCATTCCTCATGGTTGGGGGCGTCATCCTCCTGTTCTGGGCAATCCACAGGGGGTGGTTGTGATGGTGGGGGCGGCGGATGGCTAGTCTGGTCGGCGGCATCAACGCTCTTATCGAGACGGCGGACGCACTCAAGGCCGTCCGTCTGTCCTTCGAGAAAGACCTGCGCGAAGCACTGAAGGCAGAGCTTATGACGCTCGCCGAGGCGCGCATCGACCAACTCGTCGACGATACCGTGAAGGCTCTAGAGACCAAAATAAACGCCGCTCGGGAACTGTATGCACAGCAGGTCGTCGTCCGGCTCACCGTTAATAGACAGGCTCCGTAGCGGGTAACCCACACGCCCGCTCCGGGACCACACCCCCGGTCGGTAGGGACCCCGCCTCTCGCAAGAGAGCGCCAAACCAAGAAACCACCCGCCTACCCTTCCCACCGTTGACGGGAGAAGGGGGGTTTGGGGGGATGTGGGCACTCACCTTACCTGATGCGCAAGCATCCCCACCCGAGGCAGAGCGCGTCAGCGCGGAGCGAGTGCCTACAACAAGGCAAGCCTCAGAGCAGCCGGAAACCCTAAAATTGCGCCGGACTTTGAAAGGGGGAGGTAAAATTCCCCCCGCCGCGCTCCGCTCCCGGCGTTCTCCCCGAACGGGCGCCGACGCCGGCTCGAGGCGCTCGAGCTCGCGCCCAGCCTCGGGCCCGCACTGGCATAAGAGCACGCCCGCACGCGCATACGCACGCGCACGCGAGGGGCTGCGGTGTTCCGCAGACGTTCGGTCAGCAGTGCTAACCCATAGACTTTGTATATAGGTCAGCGTTGCGTACCTTTCTTCGCATCACGACGCTCGAGCGCTTGGCGCTGCGCATAAATCGCACGCAGCACATATCACACCACTTGACACGGCTGATGGGAGTGGTATGGTGGGGTTGTTGGTACTTGGGAGGATCGAGATGGCAAAGGTTTTGGCGACGGCGGTTTACCGGGATAGCTACTTCGGGGCGGTGCCGGTGCGGTTGGTTCCGGTTGGTCGCGATGGCCGGTCGAACTGGGAGCCGGCGGAGCGCTGCGCGGTGACGTGCGGCTATAGGAACGCGCCGGCGGCTCGGCTGATCGCGCAGGCTCTGCGGGATCGGCGGTTCTCGGACGTGGTGGCGGCATAGCTTCGGCTCGGGAGGACAGACGATGACACACCGCACGACTGATTACAGGGTATGACCATCTCGACATCACCGCGGCACAGGAGAACGCTTCCTGCGCCGCACCACTCAGGAGGGTCGACGATTTACGGCAAGGCGTTTTGGGCTGGCTGGTATGGCGAAGATCATCCGAACGGGGAGAACGTGGTTACTCGCTCGACGCGGGCTTGGCTGATTTCGCGCAACGAGTAGCCGCACGCGGCATAGCTTCAGCTTGGGAGGATGGACGATGACACAAGCAATGTGGTTCTGTGTGGAAGAGCGGGGCTATTTCATTGGGCGCGTTTTCGCGACGGAATCCGAGATACGAAACGCGCTCGGCCCATACATCACTATCGTCGGGAACCTTGTTTCCGTGTGGGGGAGACCCGATTGAGGCGCAGGATATGCGGGGCCCGGTCGAAGACGCGGCCGGGTCACCGCTGCCAGCGGCCGCCGATGAAGAACGGCAAGTGCTACGTTCACGGCGGCAAGCTCAAAGGCGGCTCGATACACCGCGACACCTCGAAAGCCAGCGCCGCACGCAAGCGCTGGCTTGAACTTTTGCACGCGCTGGGGCTTAAACATCCCGGCGGCAGAAGCAACAGCAAACTGCAAAAGGCTCTGACAATGGCCGAAGAGGCAAAGCAACTGGTCGTCGCCGGCGCACGCGATCTGGCCGAGGCGCTGCCGAGCGACGTGTTGACCAGGCCCGTCGAATCGCTCTCGCCTGCCGAGGCGCTGGGGCGCGCGGCGCTGTCGGGCTCCTACCAGCTCATCCGCATCATCGAGCAGCCGCTGGAGCGCGACGAGAACGGCAATTTGATGGATTTGAAGCAACAGCGCCTGGTCGGCGATATGAGCGCCGTCGCGCTGCGCCTCTTCGTGCGAGCCGCGGGCGACGAGATGCGCTCGCGCTCCGATGACGTTCTCGGGCGCCTGCTGGCCGCGATCCAGGCTGACAAAGAGAAATCCTGATTACACGCCACTTGACATCCGCGCTGATGTGCGGATAATGCGCTGACCTTGGGAGGGAAGACAGATGAGCCGCGAATTCAAGATCGGTGAGCGCCTGCAAATTTGGGACAGCGCCCAGCGTTGTTACAAACAGGGCGTCACGGTGAAGCGGGTAATCCCCGATGAGAAGGGTGTCGGCGCCGACATCGTCGTGGTGTACGACAAGCCAATCCTCGGAGTGCGACCAAGGCAGACTTTCCGCCCCGGCGTTCTCGAGGAACGCATCGTGCGGGAGGATTGACATGAACAACACCGAGAAGATCGCCGAGCTGAGCGAGCGCATCGCGGGCTTCCGGCGCGAGATCGAGCAGGTGCCGATTGCCGGCGCGATGCGGATCGACTTCCTCAAGCGCGAGATCGCGATTGCCGAGATGACGATCAAGCGGCTGCGCGAGGAGGGCGAGCCATGACCCGCTGGCAGCGCCGCGTCAACCGCATCTGGTGGCGCGGCTTCCGCGTCGGTTCTCTTATCGGCGTGGCGGGCTATGGGACGGTGATGCTGCTGGGGCTGTATGTCCCTGGCGAACGCCGCGCCGCGCATCTGTCCAGCATCGAGATTCCAACGAGCGAGGGCTGTATCACCTTGGACAGCGAACATCCCGAGAAAAACAGGCGGTGGGTGCCGCGTCACATGTCCGATGGCAGCATAAAATGCTTCGCCTCAGACGCTCCGCAGGAAGTCAAGCAATGATGCTCGATCTCGACATCCGGCCCGATCTCCATGCCGTGCGCCTCGGCAAGAAATGGACTGACGTTGCCGGCTACGATCCCGAGGACGACAATTGGCAGCCGGGCCGCGTCATGGCGCACATGGTCAACGCGAGCACACTGCGGCAGCTTGAGCCGAAGAGGCCCGCGCGCAGGATGCCTCTAATTCCGCTTGCGGCGAAGCTGTGGTGCATCCCGCCCCTCGCCGCGGCCTCGGCAGCCCTGGCCTATCAACTGCTGCGTAGGGGGCTCCTATGAGCTTACGCGCGATGCGAGAGATGCAGATCGACGACGAGCTCGCCAATCTCTACTGCCGGCTGGGGAAGGCCGAGGCGGAACTGGCGCGCGCTGTCGCGGCGAACGACGACACCGACACGGCCGCGATCGAGGACGAGATCAGCGACCTTCGCGCCGAGATCGAAGCGATCGAGGACGAGGACGGCGCGGACGAGCAACGCTCGCTCGAAGCGTGGGTGGGATGGAGCAGGGTATGAGCGAATGGCAACCGATTGAAACCGCTCCGAAAATGAAGAGTATATTAGTGACGGATGGTAAGCATTGCTTTGTTGCATCCAGAGAAAACATCATGAGCCCTAGAGCTAAGCCGCTCTGGTGTTGGTTTTCTATGATTGGGAATAATGTAGCTAGTTCAGGAGATTATGGCCCGAGTGCAATGTTGGAAGATCATGCCTATGGTACGCATCCCACCCACTGGATGCCGTTGCCCGAGCCTCCGGAGACCAAGCCATGACCGATCGTCCTGACCTCCCGTGGGCGCGCGTCGCCGAACAGCGCGATATCGCTGTGGCGGCGCTCAAAATTGTTGTTAGATTCGGCCCACATGAAGCTAACCCATGTGTATTAGAGGCGGTTAATGACGCCCTCGCCTGCATCGCTGCGCTCGACCCGCCTCCGGCCTACACCGGCCCCGACAGGCGCAACGGTGAGCGGCGTAGCAACGGCAATCGCTTTAAAGCCTTAACAGAATGGGGGCTTGATCCGCGCAAGGCCGACCGCCGCAAGCCGTCGCCCGACGCGGACGGCTGGATCGAGTGGAGAGGTGGAGAGTGCCCAGTGCCGAGTGGAGTAAGAATTGAGATCAGACTGCGGAATGGGGTGACTGGTGTAATTAGTGATCCCAGGCGACTAAGATGGGCATACCACTTAACTTCCGTTGGCCTCGACAACGACATCATCGCCTACCGCATCGTGGAGGGCGAGCGATGACCGCGCTGCAATCGTTCCTCGCCGGCCTGGCGCTGGCCTTCGCCCTCGTGGCGCTGGCGGTGTGAGCCTACGTTCTCAGCCCCGACAGCAGGCTTTGGCGACGACGCGCGCCGCGCTGTAGCCGGTCGCGGATCTCTGCAAGCGACGGGTAGAAGGTTTCCGCCCTCGCCCAGCCGCGCAGAGCCCACACGACGACATCGGCTGGATAGCTGGCGCACTCTTCCGCCATGACCTGAAACACCAGCACCAGGTCGTCGTCGATCTCGCGCGATTTGGTCGAGGCCCGCAGCCGCGCCAACTCGCCCTTGATGACCTGATCGGCGGCCGGCTCCATGCAGCGTTCCACCAGCATCCTCGCCGTCTCGATCTCGGCCTGCGTCGCGAGGTGTAGGCTAAGCTCGTAGCCAATCGTCTCGCAGTCGTACCCGTATTCCGGGTCAATGAACTCCCTCACCACGGGTCGGCAGGCGGACGCGATCGAGGGCGGCAACAATGCTACTATGGCCTTGTCGGTTTTCTCCGGGTCGCCGCACCCCAGGGCTTCCTCGATCGAGAGTACGACGGCACCACGTTCGCCAAGTCGCCGCCCAGTCGAGCTTGACGCCACGCGCGCCGGCAACCGCGATCCAGTAGTCCCGGAACTCCTCGGCGATGCGTCCGGGGTCGAGCCCATGCGCCGCAGCGTATCCAACGTCCTCGGCAGAAGGCTGCCAATCGACCGCAAGCCTTGACCCTCGTCCCGCCCCTCGTCCATTCGCTCGCTCCTTGTTTGCGCCTATAGAATCTCCGACAGGAGATTCTTCTTTAATGGTTGATGGTTGATGGTTAGAAACCTCTGGGTTTTCTAATCCATTGGAATTTCGTAAAGGACGACCTCCTTTGCGACCGTTTTCGGTAGCATTTAGGATCCGTTTACGCGCGATTTGTGTCTCGATTGTGCAGCGTTTCTGTGTCAGGAAGGAGCCATCCCAGTCGAGTTTCCCGAGGTCGACGAGCCGCTCGATGGCCCTTCTGACTGGTCTTGCGTCGCCGGCGATGGCGCGGCGCAACAGGCCCTTGGTGATGCCTTCGCCGCCGCGGCTGTAGATGAGCGCGCAGGCTTGCCAGTAGACGCCGAGCTCGGCGGCGTCGAGGCCGACCGTTCCGGCCAGCCACTCGTCGGGCGAAAAGTCTATGCGGCGGATTTTCACATGCAGCAGCCACGCAGCCGAGAAGGTGTCGAGCGCGGGCCGACCCCTTAAGGCCGGGCTGCTGATCGGCGCTGGCGGGCAAAAGACCTAGACCGTCGCCTAGGCTGGCCCGCGCTCGACGACGATTATATCAGGATGCGCGGGGCTCGATCAACCGCCAGAAGCGCGCATTCTCCCATCGGACCATAATGCGGAACACGCGGTCCCATGACGGGTGCCCATCGCTCCCGGTCAGCGCGTAATAGACGCACTTCGCCGGGACCCCTTGCCGCCTCCAGAAGTGGATCGTCTCGTAGGCGATCCTCTCGGCCTCGGTCAGCGCGGCCAAATTGAGACGGCCGCTTGCTGCTTCTCGCCGCGCCGGATGATGTGCAGGTCGTCGACCAGCGAATCGTCGGCGAAGACGTGGACGTACACCATGAGGTCGAGCAGCGCCTTGATGCAGTTGTCGAGGTCACGCTGCCGCGGCACGTCGATCTCTATCAGCACGCGCAGGCCGGGATGCACGAAGTAGGGCGGGGCCTGCATCTTGACCGCCCAGCCCGCCGTCCGCAGCCACTCGCGGTAGTTGACGCTCTTGTGGCGCCCGTAGCTGCGCCCGGTCTCGGCGTTGGTGAAGAGGTTGTTGGCCGAGGGCGGCTTCGGCACCAGCAGCCGGCACTGCGGCAGATCAGCCAGCGCGTGCGGCATGCCGGAAACTTTTGGCGAGCAGAATGAGTTCGGCGTCAGACAGAAAGCGGTCCTGTCCCTTCAACATTTTATGGACGCGCCAGCAGTTGTTCTCGCGCGTCACGGTGAACCCCGCCGACAGGAAGGCGCGGAATGCCTCGTTTGTTGCCACCTCATCCTCTCTCGGTTGAGGGTGAGGGACCACAGCCGCTTTTGCCATTCGTCCTCTCCTTGAAAAGCTCCTTGTCGAGATAGACCTTTTTCTCCTCGGCCAGCGCGGCGACCGCGAGGTAGTACCGCGGCGGGATCGCGCCGTAGTGCTTCCAGTTGTAGACCGCCGGCCGGGTCACCCCGAGCTGGCGCGCGAGGAAGGCCGCACCTCCCAACGCCTTGATCGTGTCTGCTATCGTCGTCATGGCCCGACCGTACCACACGAAAAATAATATCACAAGACTTGACATGAGGGATATGCGAGATTACACCTCGTTTGACATTTTAGGAGGACGTGATGACTGATCCGAACTCGCCGACACTCGAAGCTCTCGACGCGGTGACCGACTACCTCGACCACGTGCAACGGCTGCGGGGCGGCAAGAAGTTCGCCTTCCTGATGCTGTGCAGCGACGGCACGGGGACAGTCACCATCGACGGCCGCAAGTTCGGTACGATCTTCCGGCCGATCGCCGAGGCATACGACGAGGCGCAGGCGTGGCTCGCCGGCACCGACGAGGCGACGAAGGCGCTGGACAGCGAGATAGGCCAGCCCGTCGATCACCTCTTCGTGGACGCCGCGCCATGAAAGCCCTCGGCCTCTCGCCCGAGCAGATCGAGCAGCGCCGCAAGTTCATCGGCGGCAGCGATGCCGGCGAGGTGATGACCGGCGACTGGCGCAAGCTGTGGGCTATCAAAACCGGCCGCGCGCAGCCCGAGGACCTGTCGAACATCCTCGCGGTCCAAATGGGCTCGTTCACCGAGGACCTCAACGCCTTCTGGTACACCAAGCAGACCGGGCGAGGGATCTTGAATCGCGGCGGTTTCGGGAAAAGTCTTGTCTACGATTGGATGGCGGCGAACCTCGACGGCTGGACTACCACCAGCAAAGGCGTCGGCGCTTACTGGGACGCCAAGCACGTCGGCCGGCTCGACGAGGCCACGGTGCTTCGCTACACGCCGCAGATGACGCATTGCTGCACGATCCTCGGCCTCGACTGGTGGGTGCTCTCGGTCTTCGTCGGCAATTCCAAGTGGGAGATCGTCGAGCAGGAGGTCGACCCGGTCTACCAGGCGACCCTCATCGCCCGCGAGCGCGAGTTCTGGGGCTACGTCGAGCGCGACGAGGAACCGCCCGAGGTCTCGGCGCCGGTCCTTGCGCCCAAGCCGCAGCCGAAGCGGCGCAACATCGACGTGCCGATCAACATCGACGATCCGGTGTTCGGCGCGCTGATGCAGCGCGAGAACTGGCTGCCCGAGATGGTCGAGGCGATGGCGGCTTTCGCCCGCACCGACGCGGCGGCGAAGGTCCACGCCATCGCTCGCAAGGACATGGATCGGCTGATGCCCGAGGACGTCGGGCTCGTCACCCGCGGCAACATCATCGCCAAGCGCGACGGCCGTGGGTTTGTCGCCTCGCTGAAGAAGGAGACCGAGTAATGCCACAGATGACGCCCGTGAAGTCGAGCAACGTGGCCGCAGTCGGCTACGAAGACGGCACGCTGTACGTCGAGTTCAACAACGGCTCGGCCTACGCCTACGACGGCGTGGGCGAGGCGGCCTACCAGGACCTGCTCACCGATCCGTCGCCGGGCGGCTATCTGGCGAGACACATCAAGCCGGCACATACCGCGAGGAGGTTGTAGTGGCTTGGCTTTGCGTTTTCGACCCTGTAAATGGGTCTGGCAGTTCAATGTCGGGAGCAATTTCAGCGTTGGCATGCCGTCTGGCTCCCGCGCTCGCAGATCGAAATCAATGACGACGACACCGTGACGATGCCCGAGTGGCTCGCGCTTGATAAGGAATTAATCTGATGCCCGTAGATCCGACAACCGGCGAGATCATCACGCGCCCGGCGCCAATCGTGTTCACGCCCGATCAGGTCGCCCTCATCAAGCGGACGATCTGTATTGGGGGGACCGACGACGAATTGACTTTGTTCATGCACCAGTGCAAGCGCACCGGCCTCGACCCGTTCGCCCGGCAGATTTACGCGATCAAGCGCCAAGGGCGTATGACGATCCAGACCTCGATCGACGGGTTCCGGCTGATCGCCGAGCGCACCGGGCACTACGCCGGTCAACTCGGTCCGTTCTGGTGCGGCCAGGATGGCGAGTGGCGGGATGTCTGGGTGGACGACGCGCCCCCGGTCGCGGCGAAGGTCGCGGCGCTGCGCGACGACTTCAAGGAGCCCTGCTGGGGCGTCGCCCGGTATAAATCCTACGCACAAGCGCAAAGCCCGATCTGGCGCTCGATGGGCGATCTGATGGTGGCGAAGTGTGCCGAGGCGCTGGCACTGCGTCGCGCCTTCCCGCAGGAGCTTTCCGGCCTCTACACCGCCGACGAGATGGCGCAGGCCGATGTCCACGGCGAGGATGCCCCGCAGAGCCCCGCAGAGCCCCGTACAGCGCAGGGAAGCCCACCGGCGGCTACGAGGGCCACCTGGGGCCATTCGCGCCCCCAGGCCGCTCCTGCGCGCTCCCAAGCGGAGGAAGAGGCCGCAGCCCGGTACAAGGAACTCGTCGGCGCCATCGCGGACGCCTCGCTCGGCGAGTTGACCGAGATCGACGTGAGCCTGGAGACTGACGAGATGCTGTGTCAGGTCGCCGAGGAGCCGCGCCGGATCATGGTCCAGCGGCTGCGGGACCGCATCGCGGAGCGGCACCGCAAGATCGCGCCGCTCGACGACGACATTCCATTTTGAGGTGTAGCGATGCCCGAGATGACGCTGAAGCCCTACATGGTCACCCTCTCCTTCGCCGAGGGAGGGCCGCTGTTCCTCAACGCGCTCCTCGCCCCGACGCCCGAGGCCGCGACGGCGATGCTCGCCACCATCGTCATGCGCGAGCATACCGTGACGCAGCCGCTCATGGGCTGCATGGCGATGGAGCTGACCCCGGAGTTCCTGCGTGCCGCGTTACGCGCCGTCGAGGGGAAGCTGCCGCCGGACGGCAACGCCCAGGTGATCTCGCTGGTGCCAGCGGTGACTCAGACCATTCTCGACGACCCGCACGCGCCGCTGCCCGAGCAGCAAGCCTATCCGGGGCCGCAGGATGACCCGCCACCGGCGGCATAAAGGAGACAGAGATGGACCTACAGGTGATTGAAGAACGTCTCGCGAAACTCGCCCCCCTCGGGGCCGGCGCGCATGAGGCCGATGGCGTTGCGTGCGCGATGGAGGCCGTCGCCTTCGTCGCGGGAGAGCCGTGGTCGGATCACCCGGCATGCGCGTGTCCCGTCATTGGTGCGTTCATGCGTGCCTGGAACGACGGGTTGCCCGATGACGAGCGCGACACGCTCCTGCGCCCGCTGGTGCCGCTTCTGGTCGGGACCAAGGGAAGCAAGAAGCAGGAGGAACGTCGGGCACTGATGGCGGCAGACTGGTTCGTCCGCGTCCACACTCCCGCGTGGCTCCGGCTTGCAAGGCTCGATGCACAGGCCGCGACGCTTGAAGCGCTGCCGGAAATCACGGCGCTTAAGCAAATCTCGTCGATCCGCGGCCCGTTAGAAGCGGTGGCTCGCGATGCTTCTGCTGCCAGGGCTGCTGCCTGGGCTGCTGCCTGGGATGCTGCCAGGGCTGCTGCCAGGGCTACTGCCTGGGATGCTGCCAGGGCTGCTGCCAGGGCTGCTGCCTGGGATGCTGCCGGGGCTGCTGCCGGGGATGCTGCCTGGGCTGCTGCCTGGGCTGCTGCCTGGGCTGCTGCCAGGGCTGCTGCCTGGGATGCTGCCGGGGCTGCTGCCTGGGCTGCTGCCAGGGCTGCTGCCAGGGCTGCTGCCTGGGATGCTGCCGGGG